TTTGGCAATAGCCCTACGGCCGTTTTATCGTGCAATACAAGCACCGCAACGGGATTTTTGACATCAGGATGGGCACAGACATCAACAATCGCACTTAGCGCCACAACGGCCGCCGGTCAATTGAATGTTGGTGATGTGATTCAGATTGCAAACGTCTATGCCGTTAACCCACAAAACCGCCAAGCCTATGGTAGCAACAAGCTAAGAAACTTTGTTGTCACCGCGGCCGCCACGGTTGCCACAAGCGGCACAACTAGCGTCACCGTTAGCCCCGCCGTTATTACCGCCGGCCAATTCCAAAACGTTAGCGTGACAAGTGCGGGCGCAAGCACCGTGACACCATTTAACAATAGTGGCACCGTTTCACCCCAAAACATAATCATGCACAGGAACGCCTTCTGCTTGGCGGTCGCGGATCTCGAGTTACCCGAGGGGGTACACTTCGCGGGCCGTGCAAGCGATAAAGAAATCGGCCTTTCCATGCGTGTGGTACGTCAGTACACCATCAACAATGATTCGATTCCAACCCGTTTGGATGTCTTATATGGATGGGCACCGTTGTATCCCGAATTGGCTTGCCGTGTTGCGGCTTAACGTTAAACATTAGGAGTAAAAAATCATGGCGAATCCCGGACCAGCAACCACAGTAAGCAATCACCCACAAAACTTGGCCACAAACCAAGCCTTGCGTTTGATTGCATCCGCACAATCCGTTAACCTAGCCCTAGCGGGTGATACCGCTATGACGGTGGTGGATGTTTCTAAATTTGTTCCCGTTAGCGTGTTGATCACCAACGGCCTTAACAGTAGCGGCGCAACAACCACTATTGCAACGGCAACCGTTGGCGTTTACACCGGCGTGGGCGCAACAGGATCAACCGTGTTGACAACCGCCGCGTTGACAAGCAACACCGGTGGCCCTTATGTGACAACATCCACGGCAACAAATCCCGCAACCGCAATTTCTAACCCATCCACAATGTATGTGAATGTGGGCACAACGATTGCCGCCACTTGCGATGTATTTGTTTACGGCTATGACCTTACATTCTTACCATAATGTTTAGGTAAATACGAAAAAGGCCATCCACAAAACGGGTGGCTTTTTTTATTTTTCAAGTTACAATCAACACAAAGGAGTTTTTATGTCATTACAAACAACAATCCTTAGGGGGAATATTCTTAATTCTTTCCTTGTTTACCCCACTTTATCGCCCGCCGCCGTTTCTGGCACACAAGCAACACAAACATTCACGATCCCCGGCCTTGTGGTCAACGATTTTGTGAATATTTCTTTGCAAGGTGCCCAAACAACCGGTGTGGGAATCGCTAACGCGTGGGTTTCGGCCGCTAACACCCTTTCTATTCAATTCACCAATAGCACAGGATCATCGGCAACGCCAGCATCCGGTGTTTATACACTTGGTGTTGATCGCTTAGAGGGCACGATCCTACCAACCAATGCGGTGTAATCATGGCCGGATCAACCGTTCAACGCAACGCGGGTCAGACGTATTGTCTTAGCGTCACCAATAGTGCCCATTCAAGCACTTTGATTGACGATCAGACAAACGATCAGATCAACTACTGCTCATTCCTAAACACGGGCGCATCGCCCATTGCGGTGAAATTTGCGAATTATTCGCCATGCCCCGCCGCAACGTTTCCGAGTGATGGCACGCCGGGGGATTATGTTTTGCCCGCGGGCATGACAAGCCCCCTTATTTTGGCAACGCCTACAACGCCGTTTTATATGACGGCGATTAGCAATAGTGGCACGGCGGGATTGCTTTATGTCACCCCTGTTGGTGATCAAAGTTAAGGATTATCTATGACGAATCAAGTTGCCACTACAGTAACAACGCAAATTGTTCCGGTTCAGGGGCAATTTGATTCCAATGGAAATTGCATTGCTTTGATTGGGCCGGGGGGGGTGGCGTTTTATCCGCCCCTACCTACAACTTTAACAACAACAAATATTTACGCAACAAGCGAAATTGGCTACGCAAGTGGCAATTTTGGAACTGTTACGCAAACGAACAATAAAACCACGGGTGTTACAGTAAACACATCAAGTGGGCAAATTGTTACCGCAAATAGCCAATTAGCACCTAGCGCACAAGCCGTTTTTACCGTTACAAATAGCCTAGTAAGTGCAAATGATAATGTAATTTGTTCAATTGCAAGCGGCGGCACGCAAGGCGCATACAATGTATTTATTGCCGGAATTGCCAATGGATCGTTTGTTGTGGTGATCAAAAATAGCACCAACAATGCGTATTCTGAGGCGGTGACAATCAATTTTTCAATTTTGCACACATCTAGTTAAGGTGAAACAATGGGCACATTAGTCTTTCAAGCCGCCTTGGGTGGGCAAGTATCCGTTACGGGCCCAAACACCGCATCAAGCTACACGATTGCCGTGCCCACGGTTAACGGCACGTTTGTTACAACCGGAGATACCGGCACGGTTTCCAACACAATGTTGGTCAATAGTAGCACCACAATTAACGGCACATCGATTGCATTGGGCGCAAGTGGCACAATCACCGCGGCCAACCCAAATGCGCTAACGATTTCCACAGGATTAACCGGATCATCTTATACCGGTGCAAGCGCCGTGACGATTGCAATCGATACATCGGTGGTTGCCACGTTAACCGGCACACAAACGCTATCGAATAAGACGCTAACCGCACCGGTTATTTCCACGATATCCAACACCGGCACGCTAACATTGCCCACAAGCACCGATACATTGGTTGGGCGTGCAACAACGGATACGCTAACAAACAAATCGATTAGCGGATCAACAAACACATTATCAAACATTGGGAATTCATCGTTAACCAATTCCACGGTTACCATTGGATCAACAAGTGTGGCTTTGGGTGCCACGGTAACCACGTTTGCGGGCGTTACACTAACATCGCCAACACTTACCACACCCGCGCTTGGCACACCATCTAGCGGTGTTTTAACGAATGCCACGGGCCTACCAATTAGCACGGGTGTTAGTGGATTAGCAACCGGAATGGCAACATTCTTGGCAACGCCATCTAGCGCAAATTTGGCCGCCACGGTGACGGATGAAACCGGCACGGGAGCATTGGTGTTTGCAACATCACCCACGTTGGTGACACCGGCTTTGGGCACACCAGCAAGCGGCAATTTGGTTAACACAACGGGCTACACAACGGCTAATTTATCGGGCACGATTAGCAACGCACAATTGGCCAATTCAACCATTAGCGGTGTTTCGCTTGGTAGCAATCTAGCCAATCTAACGGCGGGCACAAACATCACGTTCAGTTCCGGATCAACCTACAACGGATCAACGGGCATTACGATTAATGCAAGCGCATCGCCACAAGTGTATCCCGGTGCGGGAATTGCAAATTCAACCGGATCGGCTTGGGGCACATCGTATTCAACCACGGGCACGGGCACAGTAGTGGCATTGGCCACATCGCCAACGTTTGTCACGCCCGCATTGGGCACGCCATCTAGCGGCACATTGACAAATACAACGGGATTTCCGGCCGCCAATCTAGCGGGCACGGCATTGCCATCGGCCATCGTTACATCTAGCCTAACAAGTGTTGGCACATTAACAAGCGGCGCAATTGGTAGCGGATTCACCGCAATTCCGAATAGCGCATTGGCTAATTCAACCATATCCGGTATTTCTTTAGGTGGTAATTTAGCTAGTTTAACGGCCGGAACAAATATTACTTTTAGTAGTGGCACAACTTATAACGGGTCTACTGCAATTACCATTAACGCATCAGGCGGTGGTGGTGGTTCGCAAGCAACCGCAACGGCATTGGGTACTGTTTACGCTTTGCAAACCACAGGCGGTGGTACACCTTATTTAACTGCTTTTGGATATAACGCTGGTGTAAGTACAACAGGAGCAAGTGTTACTGCAATCGGTACACAGGCGCTTTATAATAACACCACAGGCACATCAACTGTGGCGGTCGGTTATCAATCTCTTTATACAAGTTCATGTTCTTATACAACTGCTATAGGTTATCAATCAGGATTTAAATGTTCTGATACATCAACAGGTGAAATATTTGTAGGATACCAAGCGGGTTATAACCAAACATCTGGACTTCAGAATACGATTGTGGGAGTATCTGCGGGATATACAAACGTAACAGGTGCAAATAATACTTACAATGGTTTTAATGCTGGATACTACCAAACAGGAGGAACTAATGTTGCTGTTGGTTCATTAGCATTAGTTGGTGCATCAGGAACATCAACAGGGGCTAACAACACTGCCATAGGTTATCAAGCGGGATATAGCAATACCACAGCATCTAACAATACGGCAGTTGGTTATCAAGCTGGATATTCTGTAACAACTGCCGATAGCAACACAGCAGTTGGTGCGCAATCTCTTTACACAAACACGGGGTTCTCAAATACAGGTATAGGTGTTGAAGCACTTAAATACTCTACAACAGGAGTTGCTAACACCGCTGTTGGTGGTCGTTATTATGGCAATTCTTATGGGCCATTAAACCTTAACACAACTGGCTCATATAACGTAGGTGTGGGTACAGGCGCATTAGGAAACAACACAACAGCAAATGAAAATACAGCAGTAGGTTATCAAGCCCTTTACTCTAACCCAGGAGCAAGAAATACGGCTTTAGGTTCAAATGCCCTTGGAAGTTGTACTGGTACATATAATGTTGGATTAGGTGCTTATGCTGGTGGCAACGCCATTAGCGGCTCTAGTAATATTATGATTGGCTATCAGGCACAAGTTAATTCATCTAGCGATAATTATGAAATAGTTATTAACGCTAGTGGCGGTGTTTTGAATGGAAAAGGCGGTTCTACGGGTTATATATACGCTGGTGGAGGTGGAACATACCAAGGTAATAACTCTGCATCATGGTCTACAACTTCTGACCAAAGATTAAAGAAAAACATTGTAGACAACAATGTTGGTCTAGATAAAGTTGTACAAATACAAGTGCGTAACTTTGAATACCGAACAGAAGATGAAGTAACAGATTTACCTAAACATTCAGCGGTTAATATTCAAGGCGTTCAGTTGGGTGTTATCGCTCAAGAGTTACAACAAATATTGCCTGATTGTGTGAAACAAGAAACAACTGGTGTTTTATCAGTAGACCCAAGCAATATTACATGGCATTTGATTAACGCAATCAAAGAATTGAACGCAAAAGTAACCGCTTTAGAAACTAAATTAGGAGCATAACATGGCTCAAGTCAATTCATGGACATGGACAATCAACAATATGCAACAATGGCCTAGCGAACCAAACGCAGGGTATGTTGTGAACATTAACTGGACTTTAACAGGCACAGATGGCACACAAACCGCAAGTATTGGTGGCAACACGCAATACCCTGTAACTGAAGCAACACCAGGCTTTACACCATATTCATCTTTAACCGAGGCAACAGTTATTGGTTGGGTGCAAGCATCTTTGGGCGAGCAAGGCATTGCAAATTATGAAGCCAACGTGCAAGGCCAAATCAATAGCCTTGAGAATCCCCCTGTTTCACCAACAACACAACCACTCCCTTGGACGGCATAATGGAAACAGTTACTTTATCAACAAAATTAGTTAACCAAGTGTTAAGCTATTTGGCCACTAAGCCGTTTCAAGAGGTTGCGCCTTTGATTGATGCGATACAGGCCGAGGCAACACAAAAACAAGATATTGCGCCCGATCAAC